TGAGAAGGATGGAAAGAAGGTTCCTTTTTATGCGGCAGATGGCGTTGGGAAGATGCAAAGCGGGGGCATGCCGGATATGCAGTATTTAAACCAAATGCGGAAACGAAACGCTAAAGCTGAACAAGTCGTAAGGGATTCAGGCTTGGCCCAGACGGGTCGAAAAAATCGTAAACCATCTAATAGTGGAATGCATTCATCACTTGCTAGAAGGCAGGAGCAGTTTGGTCTGAATCGCCCTAGTCGGCGGCAAAATCCACGTTCTCAGAAAGACGAGATGGCAATGATGTTTGAGAGAGCTGGTATGGGTGGCGGGTTGCCGACTATTGGGAGGCGTGAAGCAGAGGCTGGAGCGCCAATGCGGCGACAATTTGAAGCACAATCTCGCGCTCAGAAAAAAGCGGGGCGTGGTCGCGGTAGAGGGTCATTTTTTGGTTTGCAGAAAGGCCAGTCTGGTCGGGGCGGGATATTTGGTGCTGGCAGATCTCGCGGCCTTCCTTCTAGGCAACGAGCAATGATGCGTGGCATAGGAGAGCTTGGGCCTATAGGTATGAGAGAAGGCGGCATAACTAAGATTGCAACTGAGACTACTAAAGCTAAAACTAGAAAAATGGAACGCCGTGGATATGGCGCAGCTAGAAAGCCATAATAGATTTGACTTAGAAGAATCTATTCGCCAAGAGGTTAGGGATTGGTCAAAGCAGACGCTTGAATTACCTAACGATGATTTAGGTGGAATGTCTGCTTGTCCATATGCCAAAAAGACATGGGAGGCGCATCAGGTTCTTATGACGTTTAAACGCACTACGTCATTCGTAGATGTTTTTAAATCGCTAGAGAGTTACGACGACACCTATCGCATTCATATTGTTATTGATTTGGACTATGAAGAGGATGGGGTGCAATTTCATAATCGTGTAGAGGCTTTAAATTACGCGATAAGTAATGGAGTTTTTGGGGATAGAGATCTTTGGATTATGGGATCTCACCCTGATGATGAGGCAAATGAAGCTATTGAGTCGGATACATTTGAAGAACTCAATGATGTTTCTTATGCGATGTTATACATACAGCGGCTCAAAGATTTGCAAAACGCGGTACATAAATTAAAAAATACAGATTATTACTCGTTTGTTTTTGGAGATGAAGAGCCACCGCATGTATTCCAACTGAGGGAACGATTCTATAATCAATTAGCAGAGTGATAAAATGCGTAAAAAGACGATGAAGAAAGCGGGTGTAAAGAAAAAGACACCTACAAAAGCAATGGGCGGCACCATGAAGAAGTCTGGTGTAATGAAGAAGCGGCCACCCGGAATGAAGGGCGGCACAGCTAAGAAAGCTGGTGTGATGAAAAAGCGACCAGCAGGAATGCGCGGTGGCTCTAAGAAGCAACCTATGACTATGAAGCGCGGCAAGATGGTCAAAAAGAAAACGTAGATGTCTACTTACACATTTGATCTTGATTTAGGTGATGCGATAGAAGAGGCGTTTGAGCAAGCAGGCTCAGAGCTAAAGAGCGGGTATGACTATCGCACAGCCAGAAGAAGCATGAACCTTATGTTTCTTGAGTGGCAAAATCGTGGATTAAATTTGTGGACAATTAAAAGCGGGTCTCAGTCACTGACGGCTGGGACTTCCCGCTATTCATTAGATGCAAAGGTGTTAGATATTGTTGAGGCGTTTATACGAACCAACTCTGGCAGCACTGCAAATCAAGTAGACCAAAATCTAACCCGAATATCAGTCAAGCAATACTCTCATCTTACAAACAAGCTGACACAATCTAAGCCATTGCAATTTTGGTTAGAAAAGTCAGATACAGTTTCTTCAATTAACTTGTGGCCTGTACCCGATTCAACAGAGCCTTATGTTTTTGAGTATTATTATATTGAGAGAATCGCAGATGCTGGAAATGCTGGGTCGGATAATCCAGAGATACCATCTAGGTTTTTGCCATGTTTAGTGGCAGGTTTAGCATATTTTGTTGCGTTAAAAAAACCAGAGTTGCAAGACAGAATACCGTTGCTCAAGCAGTTATATGAAGAGCAATGGAAGCAAGCCGTTGATGCAGATCGAGGTAAAGAGTCTTTATTCTTTGTGCCCGGAGGGTATAGATATTGAGTATTTATGCTAGAGGTAAATATGCGTTTGGATTTTGTGATGTAACTGGATTCCGATACGCGCTAAGAGATCTTGTTCCTTTAATAAGGGATGGTAGAGACACAGGGTTTCGGGTCGGCTTTGATGTATTGGATAAAGATAATCCTCAATACGAGTTGGGCAGAATGAAGATGTCTGATCCACAATCTCTTAGAAATCCAAGACCAGATACATCATTACAACAAAGCCGCATTTTAGGGTCATTTGATCCTGTTGGCGGCGGTATTACAGAGCTTGGGTCTCGAACTGTTGGGTTAGATATAAAAGGCGAAATAGGCCGAGTAACAGTGGTAACAACCTAATGGCATGGACATATACAACACTGACTCAGGCAATAAAAGATTACACTGAGAATACAGAAACAACCTTTGTAAATAACATTGGTTTGTTCGTGCGTAATGCAGAGCAAATAATACTACGAACAATTCAGCTACCAGACTTTCGCAAGAATGTTACTGGCACTCTCACATTAGGGAACAAATATCTATCTATGCCAACAGACTTTTTGTTTCCATACTCCTTAGCTATTGATAATTCAGGATATGAATTCTTGATATTTAAAGATGTAAATTTTATTCGAGAGGCTTATCCAGTAGCTTCCACTACCTCTATCCCAAAGTATTACGGCATTTTTGATGAAGGCACGTTTATTGTTGGCCCAACACCAAATGCCAACTTTACCGCAGAGCTTCATTATTTTTATCAACCAGAATCTATTACTGTTTCATCTGATGGCACAAGCTGGCTTGGCACAAATGCAGACAATGCTTTGTTATTTGGATCATTAGTTCAAGCATATGTGTTTATGAAGGGCGAAGCAGATATTTTACAGATATACACATCGCAATTTGAAACGGCTCTTGGGCAGTTGAAGCTAGAGGGTGATGGCTACAATAGAACAGATGCTTACAGAACTGGTCAAACAGCATTGCAAACTAATAGATGAGTGAGGTAATTGACACAGCTATTGGGGAATGTTTCGTTGTAACTACACAAAATAAAGGACATGATCCAGAGTTTTGGGCAAAAACAGCAACAGATCGGATAGTGAGTGTTGGTGGAGACTGCCATCCACTGATCGCAGATCAAGCAGAGGCGTTTAAACAGTCTGTATATGCTACAATTTGTTTGTATATGAAAGAAGCAATTAGAAGTGATCGGACAACATTGATCGCAGAACTAGAGAGCCAGAATCAAAAAGATATGGCAGATATTATTAGGAGACTGTAGTGGCTATATCAACAGCGATGTGTACGTCATTTAAGAAAGAGTTGTTAGAGGCGGTTCATAACTTTAAAAGCTCTGGGGGCAGTACATTCAATCTTGCCCTGTATACAAGTTCTGCGACGTTAGGCGCTAGTACAACAGCTTATACAACCTCTAATGAGGTGTCTGGTACAGGATATACAGCAAAGGGAGCAGCACTTACTAGAGTTGATCCAACATCATCTGGCACAACGGGGTTTACAGATTTTGCAAATTTAACATTTAGTTCTAGCAGCATTACGGCTAATGGTGCATTGATATTTAATGATAGTGCATCAGGTGATCCATCTGTTTGCTCGTTGGCTTTTGGTGCAGATAAAACAAGCACATCAGGTGATTTCACTATTCAGTTCCCCACCGCTGATGCAAGCAATGCAATTATTCGTATTGCTTAAATGTCGAATCTTACCGGCTGGGGCAGAGGTGCTTGGGGTGATGGCACATGGGGTGAGCCAAGTCCAGTACCAGTTACAGGCGTTACTGCCACTGGTGCGGTCACAACCACAACAGTCAGCGCAGACGCAAATGTCTCTATCACAGGCGTTTCTGGCACAGGGTCAATCGGGTCGGTCACAATCGTCCAAGGGACGGGTGTCGATGTATCTATTACAGGCGTGGCAGCAACTGGATCTATTGGAACGGTTTCTGTTACCGCTGATGCGGATGTTACTGTTACCGGCATTGCTGCTACTGGAGCGGCTGGCACTGTTACAATCGAGGCTGCTGCAAATGTCTCGGTCACTGGCAATGAAGCAACAGCAGATGTTGGTGGTGTTACAGTCACAGGTAGTGCAATCGCTGAAGTTGTTGGCGTTACAGGCAGTGGAGAAGTTACACAAGTTAATGTTTGGGGGTTGGTTGATGCTAGTCAAACGCCAAGTTATTCAAATGTTTCTACAACTCAAACACCAAGCTGGTCAGAAATATCAGATACTCAAACACCAAGTTGGTCAGAAATATCAGATAGTCAAACACCAAGCTGGGCTGATGTTACTACAACTCAAATTCCTGATTGGGATGAGGTAGCCTAATGGTTCGTAAAGTAAACAAGGTTATTAAAGGATTAGAAAAAGCATCTAAGACTCATAAGAAGCAAGCAGAGACTTTGAAAAAACACGTTGCTTCGATGAAAAAACCTAAGCCTAAGACGAAAGGTCGGAGAAAATAAATGGCAACTTACGTTAATGATTTACGCCTAAAAGAGATTGCTACTGGCGATGAGTCAGGCACTTGGGGAACCAGTACGAATACTAATCTTGAGCTTATAGCTGAGGCATTTTCTTTTGGGACGGAATCTATTACGACCAATGCTGATACGCATACTACTACCATTGCTGATGGCGCTACCGATCCCGGCAGGTCAATCTATCTTCAATACACCGGCACACTTGATAGCACTTGCACAATCACTATAGGGCCGAACACGGTCAGCAAGCTGTGGTTTATCGAAAACGCAACGAGCGGATCACAGTCGATCATTATTAAGCAAGGTTCTGGCGCTACGGTTACGATCCGTAATGGCGACGTAAAAGCTATTTATTCTGATGGCGCTGGCTCCGGCGGAAAAATGGTCGATGCTTTTACTGATCTGCACGTTAACGGTCTGACCAGTGAAGTAGATGACAATGAAGCGGCGCTTACTGTCCGTTCTACAGATGCGGATGCAAGTTCCGGGCCTTTGATTGTTTTTGATCGGGAATCTAGTTCGCCAGCAGACGGTGATACAATTGGCCGTTTGAGTTTTCAAGGAAAAAATGATGCCGGTGAAGACACTACCTACGCAAGAATTCGTGCAGGAATAGTGGACGCAAGTGATGGCACGGAAGACGGGCTTTTGCAATTAGCATCTATGCTTGATGGCACGGTGATCGGTCGCATGGAAATGACCGCTACCGAAACTGTCTTTAACGAAGGCAGTAAAGACCTCGACTTTCGTGTCGAAACAGATACCGATGCGAATGCTCTGTTTGTCCAAGGAAGCAGCAACCGAGTGATGCTTGGTTTCAACGCGCAAATAGCGGTGGCAGGAGTTAATCCTCATCTTGGGGTTGTTGGAACGGACAACGGAGGCACCACTCTTGGTGTTGTTCGATACTCTGCTGATACGAGTGGCTGTAGATTTATATTAGGCAAAAGTCGAAACGGTTCAATCGCAACAGCCGGAGGCACAATCGTTCAGTCTGGCGACACCGTGGGATTGATACAGTTTGCTGCTGATGATGGCGGCGACGTTGCTACTAAACCCGTACAAATAGCAGCGGCGATAGATGGCACCCCCGGATCAGACGATGTGCCGGGAAGGTTGGTTATTTCTACTGTTCCTGATGGTTCTGCCACAATAGCTGAGGCACTACGAATTACAAACGCAGGTAACATTGGAATCGGGGATTCTTCGCCTTCAACGAAGCTTCATGTTACCACTTCAGACCAAGATGATGGAATCACCATAGAATGTACCAACGGCGGTGCTTCCGCTGGCCCCTCGCTGAAGCTAGATAGAAGTTCTTCTGGCCCTGCTGATGATGATTCCATCGGTGAAATTGAATTTAGTGGTAGGAACGATGCTTCTCAGGCGGTTCAGTATGCCCGAATCTTCGCTAAGGCTGATGACGTTACTGATGGAGAAGAAGACGGTGAATTAGAAATTCAGACAATGCTCGCTGGCACGGCTAAGTCAAGGGTAGAATTCAATAGAACCGAAACAGTATTCAACCAAGACAGCGAAGACCTCGACTTCCGTGTTGAAAGCGACGGCAACGCTAATATGTTTTTTGTAAATGCTGGCGGGGATCGCGTTCATATTGGAAGCTCGTCGGCTATAAGCGTTGGCTCCAACATGGATTTTACGATCCAAGGTCAGGATGGCGGAGCTGGAGTGTCGATAGTAAGGAATTCGGCTAGTTCTTCCGCTCCCTCACTTCAATTTGCTAAATCAAGAGGAACTGGTGTCAACCAGACAACGGTGGTCCAAGACGGAGATACTCTAGGAAATATTAGTTTTCGCGGAGCTGATGGCACTGATCTTAATACCGCTGCTGCGCGGA